CCGAACATTTCGGTAAATTCGATCTCGCGCACGCGGGCGAGGTCATTTTTCTTGATCAGATTGGTTTCAGCAGCCATAATTAGCCTCCGTTCTTATTTTCAAAAAGATTGATGTTTGCAGCAATCGCCGCGCGGCGCTCCGCTCTGTCTTTGATCTCCATGATCTGATCTTTGGTCATTGCGCCGCCGCCGGTATTCGCCGGGGGATTGGCGGGATTCGCGCCCTTTGTCTGCGTGGTGGAGACCAGCCCCTTGTAAGTGCCGTCTACGAGCGCATCAAGGCTCTTGGTGTCCTTGATCTTCTCGCCGTCCATCTCCAATGCGGCCATTTCCTCGCCGCAGCCGCGAATCGCAAGGTCGAGATTCGCGCCGGTGATGTTTTTGCTCTCAAAGTAAGCGCGCACGGCCTTTTCCTTTGCCGCCTTGCTCTCCTTTGCCGTGATGTCGGTCTTAAAGGCTTCAAAGTCCGAGTGTTCCTTCTCGTACTTCTCCTTATAACCGCCGTCACCTGCTGCCTTGATGTCGTCCAACTGCTTCTGGACGCTGGGCAGCTTCTCCGCGTCCGCCTTATACTTGCTGACATCAGCTTTCAAGCCGTCCACGGTGTCGGTATGCGCCTCGATGATGGTATCCACCTGTTCGTCGGTGAGACCCATGCCTTTCAAAAGTTTGCGTGTCAGTGCCATTGTTCTATCTTCCTTTCCCTTGTCCGCAGTTCGTCGCGGCGATAGATTGTATAAAACCGCTGTACCTCGCGGGTTTTACCTAAAACAAAAGAGCCAACCACCGAGAAATTCTCAGTAGTTGGCTCATCGTGCCGTTCCGCGCGCTCAATTGCGCTGCGGTCTTATTTATTTTTTATCTCTTCCATCTTGACGATCTGCGCCTTGATGCTCCCGTCCTTCATTTGCTTGAGCTGCACCCTTGCGCCGGTCGCAAGCACGGCCTCCACCGCCTTGATAAAGTCCTTATCCATTTTTCAGCTCGCTTTCCAGAATGTCCCGATACTGCCCCGCATAGTCGGCAGCCGCGGGTTTCAAAAACGGTTGTGCCTTGTTGCCTCGCGTGTAGTGCCAGTTGCCTTTTTCATCCTGATACACCCACGGCGTAGGTCGTCCGCCTCCGCCTTCGGCATAAATGCCGGTGCCTAATTCAACGTACCCGCCGTACTCGGAATCCGTGCCGATGATCGCCGCCTGTTCCTGCTCATCTACCACATGGGTGATGCTGTTACGCAGGTTGCCGGTATCCACCGGACACAGCTTTTTCGCATATCCTTCTGCCACCAGCCCGCACTTCTCCAGCCCCCGCAGCAGCGCCGCCTTGATCTCGGCAGAAACCTCTTTGCTGTTGTCCTGGATTTCAACGCTCATACGTTACCCCTTAATGAATGGTTCATTATCAATCCATCCATCTGCAATGAGCTGCAAAACTATCTCGCATTGCTCTTTTGATTTTCCCGTTGCAGTTTTAGCAATGCCAACAATACGCCGATTTTCAATAATCAGATCATCCCAGCTCTGCAATCCGTGAGAAATAAATTTGATGTATTTCCTGTAAGCGTTTTTTGCCTTCGGTGTAGCCGATTTTTCAATTTCCACAAAATCCCCAACAGAAAAATCAGATGTTGGGTCTTTCACAAACTCCGCAAACATCGGAAGCCAGTCAAGAACCGTCTCTTTCATTGCGAAACAACCTCCAATTTCATATATCGTTCGGGGACTTCTTTCTCTACAAACTCTCTTGATTTTAGGTCGAAAATGCTTTTTTTAACAGTTCTTTCCCCTGCATCAAGGACTTTATATGTTGTGCCTTTGTCTATCAGAAATTCAAATTCCGCGGGGTTATCTGCCATTTTGTAAATATAAGCGCCGCGTGTTGATTTTGGCACGATAATATCAAGAACCGTCTGCGTATCTTTGTGCCCTCCAAACGGGAGTTGCGCGTCTTGCGCTATTGTCGTGCTTGTAAATCCTTTTTCTGTATATAGCTTTCCGATACTCGCGACCATATCATCAACAGATGAACCGCCTCCCGTAATATACCCAACATCCCCGACAACACGCTTCACGTTCAAGTCCGTTGAAAGCTTGAACTTTGATATTTCCGCAGAAACGCCGTCGCTTATCTCCTTGTACCCGTCGAGGTTCCCATAGCAACGCAGCGCCTTTTCATACGCCGCGCCGCCGCGCTCTATGGCGTTAATTGCGCTATACGCACCGCCGGAATACTTGGATATATTCGGATTTGCTTTTTTGGTAAACTCGACGCTCGAGTTTGTCGCATAATATTCGTTTTGCCACTTCTCCAATTCCTCTAAGTTGGAAAGGCTTAAAGTTACTGGCTTTATTTCGGGTTTTGCTTTAATTATATCAGATTTTGCCGCACTTGCAACTTGCTTTGTATCTTTTTTCCACCCCGCCCATTCTGCATAGGACATGTTGGAAATAACCTCTGTTTGCCCCGTATCGGCGTTTTTGGCGCGTCTCTGCGCCGATGAGGTATCTACGCCCTCCACGGCGGCAATCAGCGTACAGCGGCAGTTATATATCTCCCACGGTGGCCCTTGCGGGTCGCCGGGGAAACGACAACCGTTTGAAAACTTCTTGTCCTGCGCCACTTGTTCGCCGTCAAGCATGGCATGAGAGTGGCGTGTACGCGCATCCAGCGTGGCCAACCAACATTTTTTGAGCTTTATCCCTATCTTCTCCGCCGCCGCGTAGCTGTCCATGCGTCCGGCGTTCTGCGCTCCGGTCACGGCTGTACGGGCGGTGCGGATGGCGGAATCTCGGCTCATGGTTGTGATCCGCTTTTGCAGGTCGTCCGCCATGTGCTTGATGCTCTTGCCCTGTAAGATGGAGCTGGTCACGCTTGCCGTGATTTGCTTCTTGCCATACGCAAGGTCTATCCCGCGCTTTAAGGCGCGTTTCGGCGGGTAATATGGCATTAAATCCGGCTGCTCTACCATAAGCCGCTTGACCGTCTGCTCGTCCCACAAGTCAAAGCCGACGTTGCCCGCGACCTGTTCGATGGTGTAGGCCGAATAGTTGCGGTTGAGAGAGTAGATACCGGGCGTAGCATCGTTGGTGTAGGACACCGCCACGGCGTTTGCGTCGGTCACGCGGTGCGCCACTTTGTCCCGCATGGCCTGATAACGTTCCCCACGCCCGATCTGGTTCAGCCGCCATTGCTTATAGTCGGCCTCCGTCCATTCCTTACCGTTCTGCACGGTGCCGATCAGCGCCTTCATTTCCTCGTCGCGCTTTTTGAATTGCTCAAAATATGCGTCGATGGTAGCTTGCAGTTCTTTCCCTGCCTCGCGGTATAGTTTTGCAATACGCCGTTCCAGCTTTGCAAGCTCCTTGTCGGTCAGTTTGTGCCCGAGGTCACTGGTTGCCATCGTCAATCACCGGCTCCGTCAAGTCAATTACTTCTGCCGCCTTGCGTTTCATCATGTCCTCATACTGGTCAATGTCACCGTTGATAGTCAGCAGTTTTTTCGTGATGTATTCGTCATCGTAATACGCCGCGCCCAGAAGAATGTTCTGCGTTTCCTCGCTTTTGTTAATAATCTGATTGCGCGTGTAGCTCGGCTGATCCTCAATGCCTGCCAAACGCAGGATTTCCAAAATAAACCGCGTTACCTCGGATTCAAACTTGTCAGTTTTCAAATCCAGCGGCACATAGCTGGCCTTGATAGCGGTCGCCGTCTGGTTCCCGGCGGATACCGCCGCCGCGTCAAAGCACTGGAAATCCTCGTACAGCTTTTTCTTGAGCATATCAATGGTGCTGCTAGTGCCCTCATACGGCGCCTCGATGGTCTTGCTCTCCACCTTTGCGCCGTCGTCGCCGCTGGCGTGGGCGACGTGCGTAGTTTTCAAGCGCTCCACAAATTTCGCGTCATCCAGATCGTCCATGCCGTTGCAATTGGAAAGCACCCAATAGATCAGATTGCCCTCGTCTACGTTGTTGACCATGTTCGAGGACGCAAGATCCAGCGCGTCAATGGTGTTGCGCTTGCCGACGATCTCAGATAGACACCGCTTATTGTTTTTTAGCGGCACGATAGGGAAACTCGGATAGTTCCCGCCGTCATAGATTTCGGTTTCGCCGACTTCGGCCTTGCGGATAACGAGCTTGTAGCTGCGCTTTTCCTGCAATACGCTCATATCTTTGTTCTTCGGCTGGAAATACTCGGTGAACCCATCCAGCTCGTACAGCGTCGCTCTCAGGGGCTTATCCTGCGCCACCTGCCAAAACCGAATACCGGCCTTCATCGCGCCGTCTTCCTCATCGTAGAGGGGGACAAACTCAAGCAGGGAGAACACGCGCAAATGCGTCAAATCCCAAAAGCCGAAGGACACGCCTGCAATTTTTGCCTCACGAGCCGCATCCATGACTTCCTGGTCGAAGTCCGGGCATAGCTTGTTTGGTGTTTCCTTCTCCGAAAAGGTCACACCGTTACCCAGAAGATAGGAAACCTCCTGATCGACCGCCAGACCGAAGAAGCGGCTGGCCAGCTTATGGTTTGCCGTCCACATATCCGTGTGGCTGCGCCCTTGCATATCATAGATGATCTTCTCATAGCGGTTGATGGTCGGATTCAAGCCGTCATAGTACGCCTCCGCATCTACCGCCGTCTTATATGCCGCGCTATCGCGGTGCTCATTGATCGTGCTGCGGACAAACTCAATGCGCGCCTGCTCGTTTTCACCGACCGCCACGAGGTCGTTATATGTTTTGATAGCCGCTCACCGTCCTATCTGTTCCAAATGGGGGTATAATCGCTCTTGCCCTTTTGGCCGGGCATTCTCCATATCGATTCCGTCGCATATCGGCACGCATCGATATGGTGGTTATTTGCGTCAGGATAACCGCTGATGATTTCTCCTTCGCGGTTCCGCTCGTACTCATAGGAAATAAATTCTTCTGCCGTTTTGGGGCATTTTACCTTGTCAATTACGATGCTCGACAAGCCTTGCAACCACTGCATAGAGCGGTCAATACTTCCCGGCCCTTTTCTTGCGCTGATGCAGCGCAAACCGAACTTTTGATAGTCCGCGACGCTCTTAGGCTCTGCTCCGTCTGCTGTGATGAGATCATCGCGGGTCAGCCCATAGTCAATCAGCATATCCGCCGTTTCTTTGTTCCGCTTCTTGTTTGCGGTCATTTCCGCAAAAATGTATAACGTGCGTCTTGCAGCGTCGTAATAGCAACGGTTGAATGCCCACGGGTCGGGGAAATATCCCCAGTCAACACCGTTATAAATGCGGTCGAACTGCGACATTTCCTCGTTGGTGATTTCTCGCAGTTCCAAATTCTCAAACACATTGCCGCCCGTTCCGACCGGAATGCCGAGGTATTCGTGCTGATACGCACGCTCGTCCGTGGCCTTGAGATGTTCCGCCTCCGCTAAAAACTGCTCACCCAGCCATTCAGGCGGCGCTTGCAGATACGTTGACTTGTGGCACAGGCGGTCGGCGCGTTCTTCTAAACTGTCCTTATTCGCCCAGTTGTCACGCGAAATCGGCGGGTTGTAGCTTTCAAAATTCCAAAACACCGAGCCGCCGCGCATGGTCGACTGCAAAATAGTTCGGATTTCCGCACGTCCGGCGAACTGGTCTTTTTCCTCAAAGTGCGTCACGGCAATGTAGCCAAACGGCACCTTGATAGACTTGATCTTCATTGGGTCGTCAGCGCCGCGAAACATGATCTTTTGGCCTGTCGGCTTGTAGATCAGCTCCATCGGCGAGACCTTAGCTTCCCAATACGCCGCCATACCCAGTTCACCGATTGCCCAGATATACTGTGCATACACGCTATCGCGGATCGTGTTCGCCACCTTGCGCAGAACAAGCGCGTGCGTTCCAGGATTGGAAACCAGCAGAAGCGGAACGATAATTGATACCGTGGACGATTTCCCCGAGCCGCGCCCACCGCTGAAATCGTAATGCGTGTGACCATGATGGAAAATGTCATGCGCAATGTCATAAAACGCGGGGCCGATTTTCTCGGACAGGAAAATATCAGACATCGATAATCACCTTGACGGAATCCGTGCTTATTTTTGTCTCGTTCACTTCACGCCACCCAAAATTGCAGCCAAGCGAGAATTTCGCGCCGTTCGCACCGTCTTTGTCGTAGAGCCGAGATTCGGCGTATTCCTCGCAGCGTGACTTCGCGCGCGTAACCGTGTCCGCAAACTCCGGCCTCCCCTGATAATCAATCAGCGCCTGCCGGCCGGTAAACCCCAGCGACAGCGCCAGCCCTGTTACCGTCGGCGGCTTTTCATCTAAAATAATCGGTCTTCCGTATTTATCTGTGGCAACATCGCCGCCAATCATAAGCGGTGTTCCTTTGCAGCTCTCAAAGTAAGCGTCAATAGCTTCCTGCATTGCCTTTACGCTTTTCCATTTTCTTGGCGCTCCGCCAGCCATACGCTCACTCCCTTTCGTTTTGCTACCAGCCCCCGCCCCTTGGCCTTACATAGCAGACTTTACCCACCCCGAAGGGCTACAACGCCGCCCGCAATGGGCGTTATTCTTTTCACAGGCCCCGGCATTGCGCTCTGTTTGAATTGCTTACACAGCGGCCTAATCATACGATTGCCGCCACCACGCCACATCCATTGAACGCCTCGGCACTCGCGCAGAGTGCAGCAATGCCGGTATCCCACGGAACTTTTCAGCCCTGCGCCGGTACGTCGGTCGCATCCGTTTCTTTTACACAAGCCGGTGCCAGCCCAATAAATATTCTTCGGCATGCCGCTTTCGTACAGCGCACATGCAAGCCCCTTGTAGCGGTCTTACCCTTCCGTGGTGCCGCAATGCGGTAGCATACATCTGGTACGGCATTGCAGTCCTGCCCTGCTTTAGCGCTTCGGGGAAAGCCCCCGTCACTCGCTGTGGTCTCCCCTTACGGGGCACCTATGCCGCATATTGCCCTCAACCGCCCGCCCCGAAGGGCGGGCTATCAAGGGAGGAGGAAACAGATGAAAAAGCAGAGGCGTGAAGAGCCTCGCCCCATCACGCCTCTATTTTTGCATAGGTTTTTCTTATTTTTCCCCTTAAAAGGGGAATTTTCAAAATTTTTTTAGATAATCGTCCACGGTCATCGGATTATCCGTCCTTCCGAGCAGATAATCGACTGACACCCCAAACTTGTCAGCAATGCTTTCCAATGCGTCCGTTGTGGGCGTAGCCTCCCCCGCCTCGTACCTCCTCACCGCGTCACGGTGCAGACCACATAGTTCAGATAAAACATATTGCTTTATTCTCTTTCTCTCCCGTAAGCACTTCAAGCGCTCGGGAAACGCGTTCATGCCAGCACCTCCTCCGGTCGGAAACTCTCTTTGATCTCCTTGCCGTCTACCATGATCGCCACGGTCACATAACGCCTCTGCGGATGGATGTACGTCACCACGCCGGCGCGGAGCGGGTATAGCTTTTCGCCGCGCGCTTTTCCCGGAAACTCCTCCGGCACCGTCATAAACTGCGCCCGTACCTTGTCGCCTACTTTCATTCCGCACCTCCAAACGCTTCCTCAAATGTCAGCCCGCTCTCTCTGAGGATGCCTTTGATCACGTCGATGGTGTGTTGATTGTTGCCCGACAGCCACCACCAGATGTTGCTTTTGGAAATACCTACCGCATCGGCAAGCTGGCGGCGCGTGTACTGCCGTTCGCAGAAAACCTTTTTCAGCGCCGGATAGACGCAATAGGGAAATTCGATCATTTTCTCCCCACCCTCCGTTTGTATCGGTCTTTTGACCTCTGAATGTAATTGATCATCGCGCTTTCTTCGGCTATGCTGGCCGTTTCGTTGCTTTTTGCCTCTTTCTTTTCTTGCAGCCACGCAGCGTATCGCTCACAGGTCGAATGACAGCCGACGTGCCGCTCTTGACAGTTAAAGCAGCTCATATCATCCCACCTCGTACTGCGGGCAGGCAAGCACGCGATAGCTTGTCTCGTAATGCCTGCGAGCACCGCCGCAAGAATTCATCAAAACCTTTGTTCTGATCGCGCGCCAACCTTCCACCGGCTGCCACTTCAGTTCCCGCGTTTCCTTGTCGCACTCCGACCAAGGGCATTTTCCGCAGGCGTATTTGCACGACCAGCAAAGCGTCGAACTTTGTTCTGCCATCTATACTTCCTCCACCCAAATGCCGAATCGCTCCAGCATCAGTTTTTTCTTGATGATATAGTCCTTTGTCTTAAAGCCCTTTGCGTCCTCTACGATCGTTTTTCCGTCGCGAGTATACACGAAGTCGGCTATGTATGTAACTGCCCTTACAGCGGCGCCTGTGGGCGTTCTCTGTGCCCCCACGAGCTTGTACGTCTGCTGTAGCTTCAAATCGTGTATTTCCCCCGCTTTCAGCAGCAGCCGCAGCTCATCATAGCGGTCTGCCTCGTGCTTGCTGTCAAACGTGATGCCATGCCGCACGGTTTTGCGGTTGTGGTACTTGCCCGTTTTTTGAGCAAGTACCTTTTCAACCACCTGTTTTTGTGCCGCAGGCCCGAAACGTGCAAGGTCAGATGCCGTCAGACTCATTCGTCTCCTCCGACTGTAAACAGCCCGATGCAGTAAACGATGATTGTTACGCCAAGGACGAAGGTCTTCGCCGCATCCGTCTGCAACGGGAATATCGTTGTCACAGCATTGATCCAGAGCAAACCCAATACTGCCGCTTGGTATAATTTTAGTTTCTTCATTTCTCCCTCCCGTCTGTCACCATAACCACGCGCACCTTACCGAACTGCTCAAGCGCCATTGCGACGGCCTCCTTGGTCGCCAGCTTGTCGCCGTGTTCTTCGATGTCGATGATGATGCGGATCATGTGCCGTCCTTCCTCTCGCCGTAGGAGCAGAAACCGTCCGGCGGCATCCTGTACTCTTCGTCGTACCGAGCCCGTCTATGACACCACCCAGCCTTAATGTTCTTTCCATCTATGCGTAGCGACGTCTTTCCGTAGTCCTTGAAGTGCTTACAGTCCTTGCATCGCGTCACGATCACGGCATCCACGGTGTCCATATGGTCAAGCATCCTTTTTGCGTAAATGTCCCTATCGGAAATGCCGAGAAGTAAATTCATCTTATCCGCGTCAATCAGCCTCATCGTTGTCACCTCTGTCCATCTTGGCCCCGCAGTTTGGGCAGTACTTCGGCCATGCCCACTGGGTTATCATTGTAGCGTCCTCTCCGCAGCAGGAAAACCTTCGGCGGTAGCGCCCATCCTCAAGCGATCCGACAATGCGTCCATGCACCACCGGGGCCACGTCGGCGGCAATCTGACGATTGATTGCTCTGAACACAGACCCGGTATTAAAGGGTTCTGTGCTCTTAGCAATATCATTTTTTAAAGATTCTCGATCAATGTATTCATCCATTGTCTCAGCCCTCCTTGAACGCATTGTAGTGGCGCCCCATACACTTGGGAAACACATCGTCAGGGTTTTCTTCCTGATACTCTGCAAATTTTTGTGCCTTTTCTCTGGACTCGAAAACAGAAGAATAGTGAACGACCGGATTTGTATTCCGTCTGTAAGATGGGCTGTAAATGCCGCAATAGAGTGCGCCCTGATAGTCGCAGCATACAATTTCTTTGATTGTCCCCTTGTACACTTTGTTGGAGCAATTCACCCACCAAACGGTATCTCCAACATTCAGTTTTGTTTTAATATCAGCCATTGTCAGCCCTCCTCCACATAGCACCAGCTTTGGGGCGGGCGCTTAATGCCACCGCACAATTTTTTGCAGTCTGTGCATTCCCATGTGTATTCTGCATGGCAAGAATCGCACGGGTCAGTTGCACGCTGGAACTCGCTTAGTTCCCGCGGCTGGTCATAGATCAGCAGGTCGGAGATGTGCCAGCCGTAACAACGCCCCTTATCGCCGATATAAGCTATAATTTCTGCCTGAGATAAGCACGTCGCAGGGGAAAAGGCGGCATTTGTCGGACACCATAGCCTGCCTCCATCGTATGTGATCGGGACGATCTGCTCACAGGTAAACTCGCCTATAACCTTGCCGTTAGCCTTGCGGATTTTCCCGTCTGCACCGTGCAGCTCAAGAATGTTGTGCGGGGCCATCGCGTCAGGCATCGTACAGTAGATGTACGCCTTGAACGGCGTTTCCAGCTTTGGGTGCGTTTTGCGCACCTCAATAGTCTTTTCGCCGCTGGCGATCTTCTCCACCCACTTGGGGCGGATGCTGATAAGTACGGCTTTACTCATCCTTCTTCGCCTCCAATGCACGATCCGCCTCCTCGCGGGTCAGGAATACGGTCTTGCCGATTTCATCAACCGGTACGCCGAAAATGGATTTATCAACAAACCCGGCTACGATATCCCATTCAATGAATGTACAAAACAATTCCACGCGAATTGCCTTTACTCGGTATTCGCTTATGGTTTTTCGACTTGTAACCTCATACACCGTATCTCCCGCCTTGCACGGCAGCACCGCCAGCCGACCGTCCTTGTCGGCTTCTTGATATTTTTTGAGTTCCATGAGCGCGCTGTGCAATTTTGCCATTTCCAGACCGCTAAAGTGCTCCTCTTGCATTGACTTGACTTCCCCGGGCGTCAGCCCCGTGTCCTCGTAGGCGGCAAGACGCTCAACGCCTCCCTGTTTGAATCCACCACGTTTTTTCATCATCGGGAATCCGTCTTTATCGCGGTATGTCAGTCGTTCCATCACTCCACCTCCTGCATGTCCGGTTTTCTGCGGTTCCAACGGTACTTCCGTGCCATCCGCTTCGCCTTCAGCCACATCAGCAGCAGAATGGGAATCTCTACCCCAGCAGTCTCGATAATGAAAGCGTTGTTCACCTTAATCACTTTGGCATCGTAGCTCTGCATGAGATGTTTGCCGCTGGCTTTGCTGATGACGCAGACGATGTGATCATATCCCTGCGGTTCACGCTTCTTGTAGTAGGCACCGTACCTGTTTTCGTCGGTCTTTTCGTACCCATACTTCTTCATCAATTTGTCGATCATTTACTCCACCTCCTGCATCCAGAACTCGCGGCGACAGTCGTGGCATTTGCGTCCCATAGTTACGCAGTTACCTCGTGCATTCCCGTGCGACGCGGAAATCAAGCAGGGATATATTTGCAACACACCATCATCTTCGATGCGTGCCTCCGGATACTGCTCCAGAAACACGCTCTGCCGCGTCTTGCGCGGGCGCTCCTTCGACCACTTCTCAACGGTAGCGACGATTCTCTTGCAATCTTCATCGGAGATGGTGCTATCGATAACGCATTTGCTATCGTCAAATGGGCAACCCTTACAACCATCGTATGAGTTGCACATCCTTTTTCTTTCTTTCAAAAATTCTAACGCGTCCATCTTCTTACCTCCTCCAACGACATCCGTTACAAGCCCCCTCATGGGCCAGCGTGTAGCTTCCGCATTTCAGGCACAGTTCGTTCCGCAGTGCGTCAATTTCTTTCGCCTGCGCCTCGATCAAGTCAGCGGCGGCCGCCAGGTCGTCGCACAGGGTAATGGGCGTTTCCCACTCATTTGCTTGCGCCCATTCCGCGTGCTCACGCAGGGCTGCTACGATCTCTTTTTCTGTCATTTCATTTCCCCCTCAGGTATTCTTTCATTTCAGCCGGTAGTTTTTTGACCCGGTAATATTCAGTACGCAGCCTTTCGACCGCTCCGCAATGCGCGAGCCTATCGCCTCGTCCCAGTCCAGCACGCGCGAGATCGTCCACTCGGAGCTAATGATTGTCACAAGGCTTGGCTTGATATACCGCGCATTGAGCAGATCAAACGCAATATTGCGATCGCCCTCCGTCGCCGTGCCCTTGAGAAAATCGTCAATGTACAGCACCTTGACGCTTTTCAGCGGATCAATGGCATCTTGATATGCCTCGGCATCGTTGGCCTTTGCTTTGATGGCCGGAATATCCGCACGCCATTGCACATAGCGCACCGGTAATCCGGCGTCCATGAGCTTTCCGCACATCGCCGTGCAAAGATGCGTTTTCCCGCTGCCAGGGCTTCCACCGGCGTAAAACCACCTTCCGCGCCAATCGGCAAGATAGCGTTCCGATGCCCCTTTGGCCTGCTTCTGCCACGGCTCAGTCGCGCGGTAGTTCTCCATCGTGCATCTCTGCAAAAGCTCTTTAAGCCCGCTTCTTTCAATGCGTTGCAGATTCCTTTTGCGGATGGAACATTCGCACTCCCGGTACTCTGCGTTCCCGTCTGCTGACCTCCGCACGGTGTATCCAACGCCGCCACAGAGTGGGCATTCGTCAGAGATTGACGGCTCCGGGGACGTTCCATTTTTTCGCATCTCTTCCAATATCGTGACCATGTCCATTCATCGCGCCCCCTTTCTTCTCCAGCTCGCGTTTTTCCCATAGCTGGAATTTCTGCTGCCAGTTGTAGACCGGCTTTCCCTCGGTATCCCTCCAATTGGCGACGGAGTAGAACTCGTAGAATGGTCTGGGGTCAATAAGCCCTCCGCGCAGCTTGGCATATTCGACAACCTCGTCAAACGTGGGAGCCTTTCGCGGTAAGGGGGGAGGGGGGGATATATAGTCTTTGTCTTTGTCTTTGTCTTTGTCTTTGTCTTTAGTAGCCTTTTGTTCGCTTTCGGTCGCTTTATTTTGCTTTCGTCCGCTTTCGTACGCTTTGTTGCCACGCCCGCCAAGCGAACCATTTTTTGAATTGGTTTCTGAAATTTTATTATCTCGGTCTAATGTGGCTCGGAATACCGGAAACAGAATGCCTTCCCGCCCGTCGAGTTTTGGTTCAAGACCTGACCGCGCGTATTCCAGTACGGCGATAAATAGTCTCCCTCGCTCGGCATCTGACAAAGCGGCTGTTTGCTCAATCCAGTCATAATAGGCTTTGACATAGCATTTCCCCATGACTCATTTTCTCCTGTGTATCTGTTTGTGGCATGATTCGCAGAGGGTAATTCCATTTTCCTCAGAAAACCGTAGTTCCTTGCATGCCGACCAAGGCTTTATATGGTGTGCGTTCAGCTTTCCTCCTTTTATGCCACAAATTTGGCAAGTATGGAAATGTCAAGAAATGTGCAGTCGGGACCCCCAAAAAATCCAAAAAGCATGGTAATACAGCGCAGTTTTCCGAAGTGGAGCGTAGCGGAACGCAGGAAAACTGCGGCGGCATCGGATCAGGCTGCCGTTTGCGCCTGCGCCCACTTCCGGTACTTCACAGGCGGCAGTCCCAGCGGGTTGCGCGTATAGATCCTAACGCGGTTGTAGTAGATAAAAACATAGCGGAAAATGATCGTTTTGACCTGTTCTCTCGGTAGCTTGTATGCCGCGATCTGGTAGATCTTCTCTTTTTTGAGCGTGGCGAAAAAGCTCTCCATCCGTGCGTTGTCGAAGCAATGTCCGGTGCCGCTGAGACTTTGTATCATGCCGCAGCGAGACAGCTCGGAACGAAAGGCTAAGCTGGTGTATTGACTGCCGCGATCCGAGTGGAACACCGCTCCGCTCAGACTCGGATAGAGCCGCTCCAACTGTCGTACCGTATCAATGCACAGCTCCTTCTTCCTATTGTCCCGCATCTCGAGCGCAACGATCTCGCCGCTGAAGCAGTCCATGATCGGTGAAACATACAGCTTGCCGTCTGCGCACTGTACCTCGGTAATATCCGTGAGAAATTTTTCCAAAGGGCGCTGGGCGCTGAAGTCCCGCTTTAAAAGGTTTTCCTGCTCCTGCGCTTCTGTCGTGGCTTTCGTGATTCCATGCGGAATGCGTCTTTTATGGAGCCAGCCATTCTCTTTCATCACGCGATACACCGTTCTCCGGCTGACGTCAACGCCGTCCTGCTCAAGCGCAAGGCATACGCGATCCACGCCGTAGTTTCGGTTATCCGGATGCTCTTCGAGAATCTTTTTGACCTTTCCCGCAAGAAGCTGACGGCTGCTGTGCCTGCCCCTGTTTCGAAGCCACCGGTAATAACCGGACTCGCTCAGGTGCAGAACACGGCACATATCCTTTGCCGTGTAGACACCCTTGCGTTCGACTACGAACAGGTGCCGCTCACACGCTTTTACTTCTTGCGGTCTTGCGCGAAAAAACCGAGTGCGTCCTTGAGAATATTGTTCGCGGTCCGCAGCTCGGCATTTTCTCGCTCAAGCTCACGGATGCGGATCGTCTGCTCATCTGCGCTCGGTGTCTTCGCGGGCGGTGTATTTCGGCGTATGCTGCGCCAGTCCGCCAGCGTGTAGTACGCAATGCCGAGCTGCTGCGCGGCTTTCTTCACGCCGATCTCGTCTGACAGCTTCAGCGCTTCTTCCTTGAATTCTTTGCTGTAATGCTTCATTGCGTTTCCCTCCATCTCTGTTCTTTCAGTTTAACAGATTTTTGGGGATTTTGCGACTGCACTTACAGGGTACTACTCCAAGTATAATTATCCCGAGAAAAGACATCCATTCTCCAGTTACTGTATTTTGAGCTACCGCGTTCTCTCTGGTTTTCCGGTGTTATCCCGCCTTTCCAGTTTGGGTGGTTTTCTCCCCGCTTGTATTTTGGCTTGTCCCTGTCGATCTGCGCCCTCATCATAGGGAAAAGAAACCGTTCGTTCCCGCCAAGCTGCGGGGCTTCGCCCGTCCTTGCGTATTCTAACAAGGAAGTGAAAAGCCTCCCCCTCTCAGCGTCACCGAGTGGCTCTATTGCGTCTAAGTAATCGACAAACAGCTTGATGTAAGTCATATCCGCCATGCGCTCACTCCTTATAGGGGAGCAGGCAAATTGATACGCCGTGCTGGGTCATAATGTCGCAAAGGTCATCTGCTTCTGATTGCGAGAGGCCGTCGATGCGGATCAAATTTCCGGATGGGTCGGCAGCGTCCAAGACATTCTCGCAATCGTAAATCAAAGCGTCGTACTTCATCCCGCACCTCCATCAAAACGGAAGCTCCCCGTCGTCCTCGACCTCGCTAAACTCGCCCGGGCTGCTTGATGCGGGACTGTATGCGGCGGGCCCCTCCTGCGGCTTGCTGTCGGCAAAGTACACGCTATTGGCGATGATCTCGACCGAGCGGCGCTTATTGCCGTCCTTGTCGGTCCAGTCTCGCGCCTGCAAGCGACCGTCCACCACCACCTTGCGCCCCTTGGCGCAGTATTGCGCGGCAAACTCCGCCGTGCGCTCCCACGCGACCACATTAAACCAGTCCGTTCCGGTATCCTTACCGTCGCGGTCGACGGCGATGGGAAAGCTGGTGACCGCCTTGCCGCTCTGCGTGCGGCGCAGCTCAAGATCCTTTCCAATGCGTCCCATGACGCTGATCCTGTTCAAGCTCATTTCAATTCCTCCATGTTTTTTCTGTAGATCATGTTCTCCCGTGTCCAGCCGGGATATTTCGCTTTGAGATAGCCGACGATGCAGGCGTATAGCACCGTCCTCTGCGGCCCCTCGTCAAAGGCTCGGTGGCAGAAGGGGCAGAGCGTCACGATGTTCTGCTCGATGCCTCTGCCTCCCTGCGAGCGCCGTATAACGTGCGCTACAGGCTCCCCGTTGTTCCGCCCGCAGAGGATGCAGCGCCCGCCGTCGCGCTCGTATACGGCCTCCTTGACGCTTTTGGGGATGGACGTGGCCTTTGTCTGCTTATGCATTCTTCGCACCGCCCCATTCCCGCTCAAGCTGATTGTCCAGCAGGCGCAATTGCAGCTTCATAGAGTTCACGGCTTCCTGCGCGGATTTATAAAAAACCTCGGCGCAATCCCGCTCAAAGCGGAGCCCGGCGATCTCGGCGCTGCCGCGGCAGACATCGGATATGATCGTGACCGGCGTTCCCCTGTCGCGCTCGGCAAGGTATTTCTTGGCAAGCGCAACGCGATAATCGCGCTCAGTCTCGGCGTATTTCATGCCACGCTTTTTGCATTCTGAAACCGCGACATCGAGCAAGCGGCTGCGGTCCTTGATCTCGTTCACAAGGTCATTCATTGGCTTTCCTCTTTTCCATGCAAGCCCAGCAGAGCGGCACACCGTATTTCTTCATCGCGCCTTTGGAGATGTCGCTCACACGATAGAGCTTGCCGTTAAAGGACTGCGGTGTGATCGGCCGCTTGCAGTCTTGGCAGGTGTAGTCAAACTGTTCCTTGTACGCCTGATTAAAGGATTCCATCTCGGCCTTGCTCGGCTTCGGCTCTGCGGTTCTTGGCGTGTACTTGGTCGCGTCCTTCGCCCAATACACATCTGCGCCAAAACCGAGCGCCTTGCAGGCAACGGAGATAGCATCGGTCAGCGCCATTTTGAAGCACTCGTCAGAGGTGTAAAGGCCATTTCGTTCACTGGCAACAAACGCGCTGCCGCCTGTGCCGGGGATCGCATCTGACCACGCGCCATCAACCTTGATGTAAAGATCAATATCCACAAATGCGGAAACCTCGTTGTTCGCGCCCTGCTCCAACCGCTTATCCGTGATAACGTACTTCCAGCCAATTCCGCAGGGGCCGAACTGCTCCGTCAGCGCCTTAATGCGCCACATGGGGTTAATGTCGGTCTTGCCTTTCAGCCTCCCCGCTTGAATTTCGCGCTGTGCGGACGGCGGGACTTGCCGCACGCTTTCATAAATTCCAAGGTTCTCCATTTTCTTCTTCCTCCAAAGTAAGCGGGCAGTTTCGCCCGGTGTATTTGTCCGGCCACGGAATGACTTCATCCGTCAGCCCGCAGCGCTTGCTTGACCGTCTGTAAAACCGGCAGGCTTCGCAGGCTATGTACGCCGTGCCTTTGCGGTCGATTGGGAAATAGGTCGTTACCGACGCCGTGCCTTTCAGGTAGCCGGAAGTGCCGTCATCCAGATTCGGCATCGTCCTCCACCTCCTCAAACCATTCCTCACCGCAGAACGGGCACTCGGCGACCGTCCGCGTTTCTATGCCGTTCTCGCTGTCAAGGTTCTCGCGCACCTGATAAGTGTACGGCTCAAAGAAGATCGCTCCGCAGGCTTCGCATTTGTAGACCATGTAAATTACGACCTCCCCGCTTTCCGTATCATCTCCGACAGGCCGTATGTCCGCCCGACAATGGACGCTATCCGCGCCATCTCGATCTTGCGGAGAACCTCGGCTTCTGCCGGATCGTTTGACAAGTAGTAGCCCTTGCCAAAGTTCATGATGCAGTATTCCTCGCCGTCCTCCTCGCATCGTGCCGCCTCAATCACCCTGCGCAAGTGCCGGTCTGTCCAGCCGGTCATTTCGCAGAGCTGCCAACGGCGCAGCGCGTTCTGAGCGCCAACGCGAAGATGGTTTCGCAGAGTGATAACATCGTCCGTCATGCTGTCTCCTCCTTGTAAACGTAAGCGGTTTGGACACCAAACTCCCGCGCGACCTGATGGTCGTCAAAGAACACGTCGATGCGGTTTTCCTTGATCGCGCCGCCGCAATCCTCGGCGGTGTATGTATGGCTCGTGCCGTCGGCAAAGTAGATCGTGACGGTGGATCCGTAAGGGATCACGCGAGGGTCAACCGCAATCGTTCGCCCCTCGGCGGCGGTCGTGCCGGTCGCCGTGATGCCGTCGGTCTTGCCGCAGCACTTCGCGCACGGGCAATAGGCGGTCAAGCAGAACTCGCCGAGCGGTTCGCCGATGGTAAGTTCCGCGCTCCCCTCTGCTGGCTTGTCCTCGCCGGGGAGCTTGTCCTCGATGACCGGCGGCTCGCCCTTGTACGGCTGCCCGGTGGTTTTGACCGTCAGCGCCGCAACGAGGATCAGCGGCGCCGCGAGGAACAGGCAGACGGCGGCAATGCGCGCCGAGGCGTCAGCCTTGCGCTGCTCGCGGGTGCGTCGGTCGCGCCTCATGCCCTGCCCTCCAGCTTGTCCAGTGCCCGCATAAACCAATGCGTCACGGTGCCGATGCCGATAAAGATAAATAGTGTGCTCATGCCTTTTCTCCCTTCTTCTCGTTCGGCACAAGGCCGGCAAATTCAAGGCCGCGACCGCGTGCGTAAATCTCGCCCATGATCGTCCCCAGCTTTACAGGGTCAGGGGGCGTGACCCAGATAATCTTGTACTCTGGCTTTTTTCTCATTGCCTTTTCCTTTCTTCCGTGCTACAATAAGCACGGACACAATATCTTGTGGTAAGATTTGTCCCACCCGCCCCGCTCGATGCTACAACATTGGGCGGGGCATTTTTTACTGCCCATCGCTGGATTCAAACAGCTCTTCCACGGTCACGCCGTACATCCTCGCCAGCTTCTTGTGGTGCTTACGTGCCGGTCGCCAGTCGCCCAGCTCCCAGTGCGTTACGCAGGATAGGTCAACATTCAGTTTCTTCGACACCTGCGCGCGGGTCAGCCCGGAGCGTTCTCGCAGCTCTCTCAATGTCAATGTTTGCGTCCTCCCTTCATTGTGATACTTCATTGACTGCGGCGGGGAGATTTGCTATACTGCCATTAGCCCTCTGTGGCAATCTCAAGGAGGTGGTTTCCATGACCAACCTTTTGACTTTGCCCGTTCCAGACCAAAGAAACAGCGCGATGCGATAGGGCAAGGGGCAGAACCAGAACTGCCAAAGTGAGCGGCGCGTCCATAGAAGCGCAAGTTTGTTTTGCGTCAGGGCGGCATTGCCGAGCCGATGGGAAGTAATCCATCAATTCGGACGGATGCAAAGCAAAGCGTCCGACCATCCTGTGCAGCGCGTTCTGGTAAACAAATCTGGGGGAAAAGCATCCGTGAACAGACCACGGGTGCTTTTCTTTTCCCCGCCGCAGTCAATGCCCGCCGAAACCTCATAAACATGAGAAATCACACTTGACACTACCCCGAAAGCGTATTACAATGAAATCGCCAAAAGACATTGCAAAAAAGCCGCTTTATAGGGGGCTGGTTTTTGTGTACCCTTTTTCGGTGGGCTTGGTTATATGATACCTCACTTTGCTGAGTTATGCAAGCTCTTTTTAGCTCCATTCATGGAGTTTGTTATATCTCACAATTTGGAGGAGTAAAATTTGTTTAGGTATGACAGGCTTGACCCGCTTATAAAAACAAGCGGAAAGACAAAAGTGTCTCTTTGCGCAAAAATGGGCTTTGGACCGACGTATTTGAGAGATGCAAAAAAACAAAATACCAATATTGCCGACGAGCCTTTGCGCATACTGGCGAAAGAACTTGAGACAACGCCTGAATATCTCCGCGGCGAAACGGATGACCCGGGCATAAAAGAAGCCCCCGCCACAGAGGGCGAGGGCGTAAGTCCTACCGTTCAAGAGCTGTTTGATTTTATCGACACGGCGACCGACGCCGAGCTGAACGAGTTGTTGCGCTATGCGCAATTTTTGATGAGCAAGCGATGAACGATTGGTTAAAGGACGGGTTTGAGACCGGATATATCAGCGAGGATGATTCCGCAGCTGGACAGCTCAAGAAATTAGAAGAAAAGCGCATCGATGAGCTTCGCCAATATGTTGCCTACCAACAGGCCGAGAATGACCGGAAGGAGAGACAAGCGGTCATTGATCGCCAGAAGCAGAGAAAGCACGACTTTGTCGTTGCCGGATTCTCCAGCGTCACAAGCGTTTTGCTTACCTTGTTTGTTGAGCATTTTCATAAAGTTCTCTCCTTTGTTCTTTCGATTTTCTCCTGATCTCGCGCGCAGCAAGTAACAATGCGTTTTGCTGCGCCTCGCTCATCGTGAGAATTTTTTCTTTCAGCTTTTCTCTAATCATTGTATCACATTTCGCATAATTACACAACATCTTGCGTCCCTCCGTTTGGCTCTAAGGCTATTTTTTGCTCCTCCTCCGCGAGGATGCGCTCAATCAGCGCGAGCATTTCGTCTTTCTGCTTCGGCGTTAGGAGCAGATAGAGCGCCGCCGCCGCTTGCACCTGTGCGTCCATGCTTCGACCTCCTTTTCGGTATTTATACCTATGTTCTACAACAGGGGTTTGCTGCACGGCGCTGTGCAACAAAGATAAAATTTGGGAGGTACGCGATGGGTAAATTTGATAAATCTTACGCTGAATTACAGAAAGAACTTGCGGCACAAGATGCGCAACTTGCCGAAATTCAAAACGCAGAAACAATATTTGAAAATACAGGGGATATTGGTGCACTAATCAGCTTTTGGGAAAGCCTTTGGAATAATGGCGGTTTATTGTTTAACGGGTCTCGCTGGGCATTCCGCTTAACTGACTTATATATAAAAATAAAGGAATATGATAAGGCATTGCGCGCACTAAAGCGAATTAAAGGCAAAGCGTATCAAGATAAAAAACAAAGCTATATCCAGAGAATCGAAAAACTATCTAACAAATAGTATTTTGCCCCCGCCGCCTCTGCAACAAACGGCGGGGGCGATTCGCAGCCGGCGGGGACCGGTCGCCGCTGCTTGTCTTTACCGTAGCCCACTTTGGCTTGGTAATTCAATGCCGAAGCCTTGCAATAAAACAGCGCTCGACATGGCTCGACAAGCCCTCATCTTGCGACTTTGCGGCGCGAAAATCGGTAATAATTAAGGTGGCGTAAATGAACATTCAAGAAGTGTGTAGAATCCGTAAAGAAGAATTGAAGCTGACCTATCAGGAAATTTCCGACGTTTCCGGCGTGCCGCTGTCCACCGTGCAGAACTTCTTTTCCAAGTTTTCGAAATCTCCGTCCATCTACACCGTCGCGCCGATCTGCAAAGCGCTTGGAATATCGCTTGATGAAGCGTTCGGGATTTCCGAACACTTGACGCCGACCGAGGAAACTTTGCAAGCGCGGAATGATGAGCTGGAACGCCACGTGGACGCGAAAGCCGATACCATTGAGATCATGCGGCGCGGTGTGCGTATCCGCAACGGCGTGATTGCTATATTGTTCCTCATCACCGTTTTTCTCGCTGCGTGGTGCGTGTACATCGATTTCCATTGCATAGATTACGGATTTTGGAGGGGGGTTCGATGAGAGCGGCATTGTATATCCGCGTCTCGAGCGAGGAGCAGGCGCGGCATGGGCTATCATTACAAGAGCAACGTGACGCGCTGACAAGGTATGCCAAAGCGAATAAAATGACCGTAGTTGGCATATATGAGGACGCGGGCATATCCGCGCGCAAGCCGTACAAAAAGCGCCCCGCGCTCCTGCGGCTGCTGGATGATTGCAAAGCTGGGAAGGTAGACACGATCTTGTTTATTAAACTCGACCGATGGTTTCGCAACGTCGCCGGGTACTACGACGTGCAGACGCGGCTTGACCAGTACGGCGTGACATGGCAAGCGACGGAAGAGGACTACGAGACGCGCACCGCATCAGGGCGCTTGAAGGTAAATATCATGCTTTCCGTTGCACAGGACGAGGCCGACCGCACAAGCGAGCGAATCAAATTTATCAACGACGGCAAACGAGCAAAAGGCCAACCGGCAGGGTCAAAAGCACCTTTAGGGTATATCGTCAAGGACAGGCAATACCAGATTGATAACGGCACGGTAGATGCCGCACGAGATATGTTTGCGGCGTATATCAGACTGCAAAGCGTGCTTGGCGTAAAGAAGTATATGCTCGAGACGTGGGGAATTGACAGGGCTTATACCAAATATGTGAACTATTTCCGCAATCGCCTTTATATCGGCGAGGTGTACGGCATCGAGAACGCTTGCCCCGCCCTGGTGAGCAAGCAGGATTTTGGCATTGTAAATGATATTCTCCGCCAGAGGTCGCAGCGCTGCGCGGGAGTTGAGACAGATCGCGTTTATCTATTTTCAGGGTTGTTGCATTGCAAAGAATGCGGGAAAACGATGCAGTCGGAAACGGCAAAGCAGATTTATACCTACTACCGATGCCGGACGCGAATGCTTGACAACTCCGCGTGCCAGCACAAAAAGAGAATCCGCGAAGACGCGCTGGAAGATTATTTATTGCATGAGCTTGAGGGCATTGCCGAGCGAAACAATCGCTATTACAAAAAGGCAGAAAAAAAGTCCACGCAAAGCGCGGACGCAATACGAAAGAAAATGAGCAAGCTGAAAACTCTTTATCTGAATGATTTGATCGAATTGGACGAATACAAACGGGAGTATGCGAGCTTAAAAAAATCCCTTGAAGCGGTAGAGGAAAAGCCGAAGACAAACCTTGACGCGCTGCGAAACGGGCTTGCTGAATATGACACTTACTCCCGGGAAGAGAAAAAGGAATTTTGGACGCGCTTTATCCGGAGAATTGACGCAGATGACGACGGCGCGTTTTTTGTAACGCCACGTTAGGCATATTTGACCTTGGTGTTCCCAAAGGTTAATTATGCCCAAAAGAATCCCCCGCCTTACGACGGGGGTATTCTCATTTTTCGAGCTTCTGCATCACGCTGTTGTACACGCGCTCGTTGACGATTTTAAGGCTGTCCATCAGCTCGTCCATGACCTCCCACGCTCTTGCCGGAGCCATGTCGGAGACGGCCTGCAAAAAATCGCTGTCGCCGTAGCTGCCTACCGTTTCAGACGCATAAGATTTGACCGGCGCGGGAGCTGCCGAATACAGCATCGGCCTTTCCGGTTCTTTGGGCGCGTTTTGATTTTGGATGATGTACAGCGCCGCCAGCTTTTGATAATTGGGCCAGCTCGATTCCTCTGTCTCAAGCCGCGATATCCACAGATTGACCTCGTTTTCGTCTACCACGGGGTTGCACCCCCTTTAGCCCTCCATCAGGCTCGCGGCGCGTCGCAGCGCTTCCTTTACGCGGTCATCGTCCGTCTCGCGCATCATGTCGTTGATCTGCTCGCGCAGGTGCTCCATGCTGTCGGAGCGGCTGTAGTGCCCGCGGACGTAATGCGTGCCGCGGCGAGCATAGGAGCTGCCCCTGCCGTAAGTGCCGCGCATATCGGCCTGCCAATCGCCGCCGCGAGAATAATCACCGTCGCGGGAATAGTCTCCGTCGCGAGAATAACCGCCGTCTTCCATCATCTCGATCTTGTCGATGTTCTTGATGGTGGCGGTCAGCTTGTGCGCGATCTCAAGGTCGCCCGCGCCAAGCTCGCCCTTGCGGCTGATCTCGTCCAGCTCCTTGCAGAGCATATCGCGCAGATCATACATTGCTTTCTTGCTCATGTCCATTCTCCTTTCACGCGATTCTCTCAACCGTCAGGTTCGAGTTGGCGAAGTTGACGGCCTGAGTGCTGGTGTTTTCCATTGCGACCGTCAGGCAGCAGCCTTTCGGGACGCAGACCTGCGCGGAAACGTAAATGTTAAAGTAGTTCTCTACCGCCGCAGGCGTAACGGTAGCTGTTGCGCTGGTCAACGGCTCTCCGTTGATGGCAAGCGCCGCCGTGATGGCCTCGACGGTGCCTCCGGTGGGAATAGCGATGTTACCGCCAAAGGAGACCCTAAACAGGGCGCGGTTTTGATTGGTGAGGCCGCGCAGCGTGACAATGCCGGCGCCCTGGCGATGCACGATACAGGGCTTGCTATTGACCGCCGTTTCGGTCAGGGGAACGTTCTGGCCTGCGGCTACGCTCACAATATTCGCGTTTGTGTACTCTGCCAAAATAATCAGTCCTTTCTAAAGGGGTCGAAATAGACCCTGTTAAAATACAGCGGCGAGGCAATAGCCCCGCCGCGTTGTTGTCAGTATCGGCACGGGGCCGACCATCTCGGTAACGTCACCGATATGGTGACCGAGAAGCTATGCTATGCAGTTGTCAGCAGCCGCAGCCCTGATTGCAGCCGCAGCCGCAACCCCCGTACTGATAAGGTGCAGGAACCTCAAAAGAAGGAACGGGGCGCGGGTTGTAATACGCGAACTGTGCGCTAACATAGTTGCGCATATCAAGCGTCTGAGCAGCCTGAGAGGCCGCGAGGTCAGCAGCAAAAAGACGCTGATTCTGTTCAGCAATCTTCGCGTCCTTCGCAGCGATCTCCTGCGCGGTTAGACGCTGGTCGATGCCGCGGAACCCGCTGTTCATCGCGTCGATGATGTCGCGGGTCGCGTTCTGCACGGTGTTGCGCGTGTCACACGCCTGCGTCGCCATGTCGTAGCGCACCTGGGCGATAGCTGCACGGTTTTCGCAGCAGCAATTTGCGGCCTGCATCTGCATGGCGTTGAGCTGCTGCATCAGCGCCGCCTGCTGGTTGCTGCGGGAAAGCTCGGCCTGTGCAAAGCCGTTTGCCATCGCCATGTTGGTGCCGTTGACAAGCTGCGCCTGCTGGTAGAATCCGTCGCAAAGGCCCTGATTTACACTGTCGATCTTGCGCTCGACATTGGCAAAATCAGAGGTCAGCACATAGCCGTCGACCACGCCGCCGGAATTGCCAGCATTGTTGCCCCAGCCGCCATTTCCCCAACCAAGAAATGCGAAAAGGAACAAGATAATAATAAACCAGCTGCCTTCTCCGCCCCAGCCGAAGCCGCCGTTGCTGGAATTTACGGGCGCAACAGGCATAGTGGCCTGAACGCCGCCGTCAGAAAGAGACATAGTATCACTCCTTTGAAAAATTTTTATTCATCAAATCGTGGCCACGATGTTGATTTATGTTGATGGTTACTGCATCAGGCTTTGAAACTGCTTCGCCATCTGCTGAAGCTGGTTTAGCTGCTGCTGGTTCAGCCTACCGCTCTGCAAGAGCTTTTCGACCTCCGCTTTGGGGTCACCCTTGAAATTTGCTTTGAACTGGTTGAACTGCTGCATCATGCGCTGGAACTGGCCTACCGGTCCGGGCATCTGCCCTCCGCCCAGCGCGGCCATGAACGGATTACTCATCGTCCTCGTCCTCCTCAACCTTGCGCTTCTTTTTGCCCTTTATTTCGCCCACAAGCGCCGCCAGACGGTCGAACTCCTCGCGGGTAACAAATTCCACGCCCTTTTCCTGCGGCGCTGTACGGAGCGTTTCTGCGCGCTCTACGAGGTCGTAAATCTTGAGCGTCGGCTTGCCGCTTGCGTCGGACTGCTTGAGGTACACGGTGGGGGCGGTGGAATCCCACAACGCTACGGCAGAGTTGGGCGCGATCAGGTAGCCTCTCGCCTCCTGCTCGCTGCTCACCCATTGCACGCCGCCGGTCGCAACAGGATTCTGCGGCACGGGAGGCGGAGCGGGCTGCATCATCTGCTGCTGCCGCATCTGCATAAGGTTATCCGGCATCGGCTGTGGATAATAAGGGTTTTGATAGTACGGATTAAAAGCCATGTCATTCAGTCTCCTTTACCCAAAAATAGAGCACAGTCTCATTGCTGCTGTCCCACGAGTCAAAAATCGTCCCGTCCTGCACGCACACCACATGACCGGACAGGGCTAAAATGTATGTGCCTGCCGGATGCTCGTCCGCAAACTGCCCAACGGTATAGCACAGAGGACAGGTGTCCGGCACGATGTAGCGCCGATAGCCAAGGGAGTGCAGATACGCGCCCCAGGTCGCGTTGGCCGACGGCATATCACCGTCTAAGTAGCCTTGTATGGCGAGCGCGAGATACGTTTCGCCCCAGTCTTTTCCGGTCGCTTTGGAGATCGCTCGAACGGTGCAGTCCCCCACGTTTTTGCCATAAGGCGACGGATTATAATAGCTATACATGGAGCAGCTCCGCAAAATAAACATAGGCGCGCAGCTCGTCCGGCTCGGGGAAAAGCACCAAAATATCCCTTGCCATCTGCTCGGTGAAGCCCAATGCCAAAAGCCGTTCGTACATACAGCGCACCTCCTTTTCTGCCTTTATGGTACAAGAAAAACCTTTTCCCAAAGTGCCGGAAAAGGGGATGAAAAGTGTACGGCGAAATTCGTCGAACGATTGCGCTTGCAAATTCTGACGGGATATGCTATTTTTGTCACGACGTGCTCCATGCGTCATTCATACCCCCCAATAAAGGAAAAGAGCCTCACCGTTTGGTGAAGCTCTTTTCCTATTCAAAGACTTCCGATGCGATTTTGCGGTACGCCTTTCGGCGATACTTTTTGACCGTATCCGGCGACAGGTTCATTTCAAATGCCACCTGTACGCAGGAGCGGCCTCGCACGTCACACTCGACGAGGCACGCCATTTCGTCGGGCGGAAGCTCAAAGGACCGAATGTATGCCACGGCCCGACGCGGGGCCATAGAGGATAATTTTGCCCGGATCGCTCGGTGCTGCTTGTCCATGCTGTGCGCCGGGGCTTGCAGAGCGCTCACGCGAGGGGAGACATGTCTCCCGCCCGTTTTCCTTTCGTTATTTTAGAATTTTTTCGAGATATGCGTAAACATATTTCCCCCACGCCCTTTGCGTCGCGGGGCCGAAGGAATTGTCAACTGCCACCTCATAGCCGCAGGCGTTGAGAAGCTCTTGCAGCTTCCCGACCGCCTCGCCCTTGTCGCCGCGCACTAACGTGCGCTTTTCCGCGGGGTATTTTGGCACGCCGAAGCCCCGGATATATCGCCCGTTCACGGGGATAATGCGGTAGGCGCACTCGTGGCGGCTTCCTTTGTTGCCCTCGAAAACGGTAAAGGTTTTTCCGTCGCAGGCGGTCACGATGCCCGTGTGGTTGGGCGCGCCCGTGCAGTTTGTGAGGGCGTAGTCCTTGCGGTCGTTCCAGCAGTAGAAAACCTGCTCGCCGACCGCGGGGATGTGCGCGTCGTCCTCGATCCACTGACCGCGCGCCTGATACCAGCGCATTTGCTCGCCGCAGCTGCACTCGATGGGAATGACTTCTGTCAGACCGCAGAGAATCGCCGCCGCGCTCACCGTAGCTGCGCAGTAATCGTCCGTATAGATAAGATGATAGCCACGCGGGAGCGGGAGGTAGCTGTTGTAGGTGTCCACGATGCGCTTATGTACCGCATCGCCGCGCACCGCGCCCTCCCACGCGGTAAGGGTATCAAGAAACCTCTTCATTTTTCTTTTTCTCAGTCTGTGTGCCGAAGTAGAAGGCGATGATGGTCGTGAAGATCGTCAGAAACTCCGTCCCGCTGATGGTGCCGCGCAGGGCAAGCACCGAGAAAACCGCCGTGAGCGCGATGGTCACGATGCTCTTGACCGTGAGAAGATTGGCAAGTCGATTTTGCATTTTTTGCCTCCTTTACAAAAACCGAACGGCGTAGAATTGCCGCGTTTGTGTGTTGATCCTGTTGCACGCGCCGTGGATGGCGGCGACGTGCCCGCCGTCGAGCATGATGGCGTATTCCAGCTTGAGCTTGTCCCGGCACAGCGCGTTGACCTGCTGCGCGGTCATAGACTTGCAGTAGACGCCGTAGAGCAGCCCGCCCTTGTAGCCGAGGACGGTGTGGTTGGTCTTGCGCAGCACGTCGCTGTACGCCCCTGTGAAGCCCTCTGCGGCAGGGTTATAATTGCCGAGCAATCCCATCCCCCCGACCGCCCACACGACGCCGCACAGCGCCGCCGCCGAGGAGACGCGGGCGATGCGCACTGCGCCGTCCGTGGTCTTGTACAGCACGCTCTCGGGGCGAGGATAGTGGCAGCTCATGCCGCGCACGACCTTGCCGCTGCGCACCAGGATGGAACAGGGCTGACCCTGCCAGCTAAAGCTCCCCGAGATGGAGTTGTGCGGCAGCGGCCCGCTCATGTTGACAGGCTCGATGTCCCGCGCGAGAATGCAGGGCTGGCCGTACAGCTCGACGTTAAGGGGCCAGCAGTCCGCGCCGAGCTTGGCGGCGATGTCGCTCAAGGTCTGGTTGCCGATCCAGCCGTTGTCCAGCGCCCCGACGGAGCGCTGGATGGCGCGGATCATGCGCACCTCCTCCGAGGTGGAGCCCTTGACGTCTTTCACGAAACCACCTCCCACTCGTCGATCTCCGACTTGATGCGGTCGATAAAGCTGTTGCCGCCGAGTGCCTTGTACCCGCGGTAGAGATAGAGAAAATCCTCCAGCTCGTACTGCCGGATGGTGCGGCCCTCCCTGTGGCGGTAGTAGGTGTGCAGCATGTCGTGCCGGAGCTGGCATTTGAGCGCGTCGGTCAGCTTGTCCATCCCGAGCAGCTTGCTCCGGATGGGCTTAATGAGCATCGCCAGCGCGGCCAGAATGACCGTGATCTCCGAGCAGGTCGATGCAACGGTCGATAGGTTCATAGGCATTCTCCCTCTCTTTCTGCTCGATACTCGATCTGTTTACCTGCCATCGGCGTATTTTTCGCCGGTGATCTCCTCATAGTCCTGCGCGCTGAGGATGCCCTTTTTCACGGCGTTGCGCACCATGTCGGCGGTCCACAACCCTTGCTTGTACCACTTTGCGATTTTCTCTTTCATGGATTAACCCTCCATCATGGTATCGGTCATCATTGCGGTGTACGTCACTTGGGCTTCGATGCGGTCAAGCGGGGTCGGAAGTACGACCGTCTCCACCTCGATCACTTCACCGTCAGTTGCCGACACAACTTCCAGCTGTGTGTATTCCTCCTGCAAGACTTTCCCGTTTCCTTCATCCTTGATTTCTGGGTGCGTGACATCTTCCACAGCGATGTCCACCCACGGGAAGGAATCCGGCATAGCAACTGCATCCGTATTCCAGTACGCCCATCCCTCCTGCAATGTTCCGCCATACTGGCTTGCATGGCTTCCATCTGGATTTTTCTCAATTTGGATAAACATAAAGTAGTGACCTCCTTACAAATTGATAATCAGCAAGTTGATTGGCAGTTTTGCGCTGATAGTGCTTTCAAGTCCTTTGGCAATAATTGTCACAGCTCCGTCTCCGGATTTAGTGGATAGTACGCTATCCACAAGAGTGGAGACTGATCCTGCCCGCCATTGGGCAAAGCAGACAGAATTTGCCTTTATCGCAGAATGCTTATATGTGGCGACGCCGTTTGCAAAAGTGACGGTTGCACCATAGATTGCCGTAATATTCGCAGTAGAAACAATCCCATGTCCGTTGTATTCCAGCACGCCCTTCACGGGCTCATAAATGCGGCTGGTGTAGTCTGCTGCATCACTGTCGAAATGGAAGTCGATATAACCGCCATGTCCAGCAGATGCCCCCGGGAAAAGCTCAACGGATGTAGGCTCAATAACTCTACCATGATGATTGTGGTCCACCGTTGCCGCCCCGATGTTGCTCTGTGCCTGCGTCTTCTGCGCGTCGGTGAGGCTCTGGGCCGCGTCGTAGCGGACGAAACCGGAAATGGACGTGTCTCGGATTGGCCTTTCCACACCGTCAACTTCAATTCTGTCGATATAATTCTCTGCCATGTCGGCCTCCTTAAACGATAATGGTATTTCCGCTGACCGTCGCGGGCGCGAGCTTGAGCGTCGTGCCGACCACGGTCATTGTCTTGGGGACGTATGTCCCGCTGATGGCCTCGCCCGCCGCGTTGTGGGCAGTGGCCCCGAGAACCAGAAGGCCTGGCGCCACCGTGTCCCCGCGCAGGTCAAGCGACGTCTCACCGTTGATGACGACGTGATTGACCGCCATATCACACACCTACTTTCAGCGTCTGCCCTCCGGCCTCGTTGTCGGTGTAGGTGAGCGGGATCGCCGCCACCGTGACAGAGCTGAGGCAGTTATAGCCCTCGTCGGGCAGGACCTCCTGCGAGGCAAACGTGGGCGTGACGCTTTTGGCCTGCGGCTTCATACCCTCGCTGCCGGACATCGTGCCCGTCACGCCGAGGACGGTAATGCCCTCGCGGATGTTGGAGGGGATCAGCTTCGCCTCTTCAGCTGCGTCGATCTGCGCCTTGCCGCTGCCGTCGTGGTAGCCCTGGGGGATGGTGACAGGCTTGCCCTTTTCCGTGATGCTGAGCGTCTTGGCCCCGTTGTTGGGCATCGAGCCCGTGACCTTCGCACCCTTGACGTGCGCGGTCTTGTTGAGCAGAATTTCCGACGCCGCCGCGGTGTCCGCAGAGGTGTCCGCGTCAAAGGTGCTCGTACCGACGATGGGCGCGCCGGATTTGTCGTGGGCCTTAATGCCCTTCGCCAGCTTGTCTGCGGTGATGTCGTCGTTCGTGAGATCGAACTTTACGTCGCTGCCGATGATGAGTTTGTTGAGATACTCATTAGCCATCTTTCTTACTCTCCTATAATCATAGTTTTCCCGCCTGCGGTGTTGGTGGTTTCAGAAACATTGACCGCTTCCACGGTCAAGTTATCCCGCATGAGTTTGTTTCCGGTCTCAAGGACCGCATCGTCGCCGCCGAACGGCACCTTCACACTGTAGTCCCCCGAGTAGGTCTCATAGTCCCCGCTCGGGGGCAATGCGCCTGACTTGATGACGAGCGTCGTGCCGCGGAAATACATAGAGCCCGCTCCGTCCTTGCCCTGCGGGCCTACCGGTCCGATCTCGCCCTTGTCGCCCTTCGGCAACACGAGGTTGAGCGTCTGGTTGGGTGCTGTACCCGCGATGGTCGCGCCCGCCTCACTGCCACTCGTTACCGAGCCGATGGTAAGCACGTTTGCGGGGCCAGTCGCACCTGTCGCGCCGGTGTCGCCTTTTTTGCCCTGCGGAATGCCGAGCGCCAACGTATTGGTCGACGTGTCGTAGGTCGCCATTGCCGAGCTTCCTGCGGGTAACGTTGTTACAGTGACCGATACAACGTCCAACGTGATGAAGTCCAGCAGCGTTTTGCCTTTCAACTTTTTCGCCTCGCCGTTCTGCTCAAGCACAAAAAGGTCTTCGCCCGTGATTTGTAACGCTTGGATAAGGTCGGAAATTGCTTTATCAGCCATTAGATTCTACCTCCTTAAACTCCGATTTTTGGTATGTACGGTTTCCACACCGGCACACCATTTACAAGGGTTACGACGTAGGGCGTGGCGGTTTTAGCAACGCCGTTCACGCCGATGCAGGCCGTTACGCCGGTCTTTCCAAGCGTTCGCGCGGAAATGGTGTCTGCCAGATCACCAACCTTACCCTTGACTGTACTTGCGTAGACGCGGAGCGTGTACCATGTTCTTCTTGTCAGGCCGATAAACCGACGCGTCCCTTCAGCACGGTTCCCAAATGAGGCCGTCTCAACCACAGTGTCGCCTTGAAACAGCATGAGCGTCACGTCGTAGCGTTGCGGGTTTGAGATACTAAAGGCCAGCTCGTATTCCTCTGCGCCGGCGAGCGACGCGCTCGGTAACGGAGTAGTCGCAAGTGTCGTGATCGACTTCGTACCGAGATTTACCGTGTATTCGCCGCTTGTTCGGCCTGCCCAAACTTGCACGGTGTAGGTCGTACTCGGCGATAAGCCGTAGAGCGTTTCGCTCACCGCTCCCTTCGATATGTCTATGTCCTTGACCACTGTTCCACTGCTATTTCTGACGAGCACACGAAGGAAGCAGTTGTCGTTATTTTGAAAGAACACGGTAAAGCCGCTCACGCGCGCGCCGCCGACGGTAAACGTCGCCTCGATTGGCTCGTCCAGCGTCGTGAAGGACTGAGCGCCAACCCATTCCGCGCCAACAGAACTTTGCGTGGTGTTGTAGCTGATGTTGATGAGGTATTCCGTTCCCGGCTCAAAGTTGTAATAGGTCTTCCCCTCGCCGTCAGGCACCACGCCGATCCACTCGTCCACAACGGCGGACGAGCCGCTGTAGTTCTCGCGGATGAAGACGCGGATGTAGCAGCTGTCCTTGTTTTCGGTGATGACCACCTTTGCCGAAGTTTTGGTAATGTTGCGGACGGTAAAAGACGGAGAACGCATTACAGACCCCTCCTTACTCGTCGAGCAGGAAGAAAAGCCTGCCCGGACTCAAACCCTCACTCGGCAGTACCGTGCCATAGTGGACACCGCTGGCCAGATGCAGCGGGGTATGGATGTAGATGTAATCCTTCGCCTGCAACGACATATTACCAGCTGCCTCCAACTTCAGGGCCTCGTCGTTGAGTGTTTTGAAAATGACGCGTCTTGGGGCATCGTAGCCGGTGCCGGATGTATCGTAAGAGATAAAACCGATCTTGTTGCCGAGCGTCACATTTCCATATTTGTCGATGTCCGCGCCGTCGTAGATGTAGTATGCCGCTCCGTTATTTTTGCCCTGCCCCGTTGCGTAGAACAATCCGCCGTAAATGTTCGGCGAGACGATTTTCGCGCTGTCGATGTAGGTGGTCTTGATATAGCTCGGGTTATCGTCGCCACGGTCATTGATCTCTGCCCGCACGTTGCTATCGAGGTCGGCCCATGTGATCGCGCCGGTCAGGTTCACTTGATCCGCGCGAATCGCATTAGTGGCAATGCTGGCGGTCTCGATGCTACTGCCCTTGATCTTCGTCGTTCCGCTTTGGTCCGTGATGGTCACGCCGTCCACAGTAGTCTTGAGTTTGGTGTACTTGCCATCGATGCCCTCGACCTTGAGCATGATCTCCTCGCTGGTATTGGTGATGAGCGAGCGTGTCTTTGCCATGTTGCGCTCAATTTGCCTTTGCGTCTTAGACTTATACGGATATTCATCGTCAAGCTCGTCAGCGTCGGGAGCGGAAATATTAATGGCAAGAAGCGAATCAAATATTGAATCCGTGGAAACAATCGGCACATAATGACCGCTTACCGTAACTGCGTCTCCAATCTCTGCGGCTGGGTCAATCATTGCGTTTTGCCCTTCATAGCCGATATGCGTATATCCAGATACTTTTGCTAAGATAGCTTGCGCCATCTCGTTAGTACCGTCAGGGTTTTGTGCTGTCAGCGTTTTACCGCTATCAGTACCGGCAACTCCTACAATATCGCCGTTTTCGTCCAGCAGTTCTACTTTTGTGATAGGCTTTGATTCAATGCCTGGAGCAAAATCTTCAATGCTTCTCCCTAAATAAGTTTTATCCATTTTTACACCTACACATCATACAAGGATTCTTGTTCCACCAAACAAAATAGCGTCGCCTGTATTTGTTATGAGATAGTTTGTTTGTGCAGGAACGGAGTTTAGACCGACAAGAAGCAATTCCCCATTATCGGATATCACCCAGTTTCCTGCATTTGCAATGGCAATTCTTGACAGGACCTCTCGCATAGTCATATCGCCCTCATCATCAACAGGATATTGCACAGGAAAGGCAGAATCAAGCACCGTGCGGGAATCAACGATAACACCCATGCGAGACGCAATATCATTTACTGCCGTTTCGACTGGCATCGGAAATGTTTCTGCGGCATAGCTGTTGTCAATCCATGTTTCCTCAGACTTGAGCATCGCGTCGTAGCCGTTTACAGACAAAACGCCGGTCTTTTTATCAAGTCTCCTCGTAGCAAAAAAGAATACGCCCTTCGGAATCCACTCACTTGCTTGCTCACCGACCACCAGCCGGACAAAAACTTGAATTTGGGCTTGTCGCGGAATGTCGCCTTTTGGGAAAATCTGAAATTCGATTTGCCGAGAACAACAATTCCCGATTCCAAAAGTGGAGTACAGCCCGCCATAAATTCGCAGGCTATTTGCTAAGATATCGGCTTGACCGTACTCCACACCAGCTATAATAAGTTTTGTCTCTACTCGGTGATTTTTATCTGCAAGAAGTGTCCGGTATAAATCGGTTACACTGTGCATTAAATCTCCCTCATTTGAATTGTACCGCCCTTGTATCGGCGTTTACCGTCAACGCTTACCAGCGCAAACGCAGCGTCAAGATTGCTTGTAGCCCTCATCGTCTTTACCGTGTCAGTTCCGGTATAAGGGTCTGTAAATGTAACAGACACTGTCGATTCTGAAAGCGCGGAGCAATATTCTGTTGCTTCGATTTCTGTCATCGGAAAGAACGAAAAAGAGACTATATATCTGTCTTTGTTTCGCGACGCGTGCTCAACTCCGTCCATTGTTGTAATAATCTTGTCATAAGTTATCTCACGCTGCACACTATAGGTCGAAACTTTCTTGTGCATGTCGAGCGTGCCGATTTTAAGCGTAATGTCCATTTATACCCCCATAGCACGCTGCATCTGACGGTTATATTTGTATGCCGTCTCTCCGATAATTTTGCCATCAAGAACAGACTGGACGACAATGTTAATGTCGCCGCCAATATTGCCGATATTTGTCAAGGCATTCTGAAGCTTTCCGGACATGGTGGCTTTTGCGTCTATCGTCGCCGTACCAAAATCAAGCCCGTTCGTAATGTTTCTTTTGATTTTGTTGTATTCGCTGTCCCATCCATCTGAAAGTCCCAAAGCCATATTCTCGCCGATTCCGGCAAACACGCGGGACGGAGAGTGGATGCCGAGAACGCCCTTGACGTTATCCACAATGCCGCCGAAGAAACCGGACACCTTTTCCTTGATCCAGCTCCCCATCGCCTTGATGCCGTCCCACACGCCGCGCACAATGTTCTTGCCGACCTCGATAACGTCAGGAATGGAATCGACCAACGTTTTGATGATCGTTGCCGCCATATTCAAAACGCCTGTGACCAGCTGCGGAAGGTTCTGTGCCAGCCCCTTGACCAACGCAATGACCATTTGCAGACCCAGCTCGATAATGTCCGGCAGCTTGTCGATGGCATAGGAGACAAATTTTTCGATCATCTCCGGCCCTTTTTCCTGCACCACAACGCCGATGTTTTCAAGGATTCTTTCAACGACCGGCAAGAGATTTTCCGCCACCGTCACGGTGCTGCCCAAAAGGTTTGTAATGAGTTCCGCCATGTCGGCGTTTTCATCGCCCAGCCCCGTGATAAAGTTGTCATACGCGGCTTTCATCGACGCGATAGAGCCTTGAATTGTCGTGCTTGCTTCCAGCTGCGTCGTGCCTGTGATGCCCATTTCCGTCTGCACGGTATGAATAGCGTCAACGATATCCGCGTAGCTGTCGATGGTGTAGTTGGTGTAGTTGCCTTGCGCGGCGTTTAAGGCGTTCGCATCGTCCAAAAGACGCTGCATTTCCTCCTTCGTGCCGCCGTAACCGAGCTTGAGGTTATCGAGCATGGTATAGTTCTGCTTGGCAAAACCGGAATACGCATTCTGAATGGATTCCATGCTCGAACCCATCTTGTTCGCGTTGTCGCTCATGTCGGTAATAGCCAGATTTGCCTTTTCCGCCGCCGCGTCCGTGTCGCCGCCCATCGATTGCAGCAGCGACGCAGAAAACGCCGTCACGGTGGTCATGTACTCATTCGCGCTCATGCCCGCCGTCTGGTATGCGTTCGCGGCGTACTGCATGACGGTATCGGCAGAGGACTTGAAAAGCGTTTCTACGCCGCCAACAAGCTGCTCATATTCGCCGTAGCTTTGGATCGCTGCTTCACCAATGTTTTTTACCGCACCTGCAACAGCTTTCACGCCAGCAACAATGGCTTGCCCTGCAATATTCGCTTTCAGCACGTCGCCAAAGCTCAATGCCTTTTCTTTGGTATCCCCAAGGGTTTTATCTACTTCACTCGTGTCAACGCTGATTTTGAAAAAAAGGTCTAATACATTCATTTTCTCACCACGCTTTTTGGTGTTTTTGGTGAAAAGCTCTTGAAAAGTCAAGGCTTATGTACTACAATTTCAGGAAAGGAGGGTTTTGCCATGATCAATTTCAACAAAGATTCCGCATTTGACTTAAAGCCTATTTCCATTGCCGAAGTCCGCGACGAGGTCAACGGTCTTTTGATCGCGGGCGAAGAGATTGCCTGCGCGTTCAAAACGATCCGCGACCAGCTTATCTTCACCAACAAGCGCATTATTTCCGTTGACGTGCAAGGCATCACCGGAAAGCGGAAATCGTTCAGCTCCATGCCCTTTTCCAAGGTGCAGTTCTTTGCTATCCAGACACCCGGCCTTGTTGAGCTGATCCCCGACAGCGAGCTTGTCCTGACGTTCTCCAATGGCTTTACCGCCAAATTTGAGTTCAAAGGCGATACCGACATCGGGAAGATCGGCCGCATGATCTCGGAATACGTCCTCAAATAACGCCTATCCCTCCGCCGCCCCGTCAGGGGCGGCTTTTTTTATCGTCAGCCCGCACCGCGCGACAATATCGGCGGTGATTTCTTCGCACGTCCGGTTATCCTGCTTCTTCGGCTCGACCACATCAATGTACCTTGCCTTGATGCAATTTCCGCCCGCGTATCGCGCCGTGTTCTCTGCAACGAGCCGCAGCGCATCCGTCACATAGATGCGGTATGCGTCGTTTCTTGCTTTCTCATTGAGCCGCGCCACACAGTACCGCAGGAACGGCTTTACTTGTTTTCGCCCTCGGTATTCTCCTGCGCAGAGCCAGAGGAGTTCTCGCTCTGCGCCGAGAGAAAAAGCGCGGTAAACGCATCATCGGTCAAAAGCTCCGCCGCGTCGCGCATCAGCTTGACGAGGTTTAGCGCGCCCTTGTAGCTATCCGCGCTCACGCCCTCAATAGAGGCAAGAATTGCGATGATATCGCCTTTGTGGCCCTTGAGCAGCGCAGGGAGCGCTTTCCGCGCCCTCTGCGTCGCAAACTGCTTCACTGTCATGCCCTCCGGCAGCTTTTCCCGTCGGAACATCGCGGAAGCCTGTTCATCCTCCGCAATGTTGGCAATCGGGTCGATGATATCCGCGATGACGTCAAAGACGCGCTCGCCCTGAATGTCGGAAAGTCTCATTTACGCCTCCGCCGTGCCGGCCTTGATGTAGATTTCAAAGGGAACGGTGTCCTGCGCGCTCATGGAATAGTGGCCGGTAAACTCGAACGCAAACTGGCCCTTGGACTTGTCCGCCGTCTTGAGCTGGAAGCCGCCCGTGGAAAGCGCGTTGAGCAGCTTGATAGCGATAAAGCCGCCGTTGGTTTCGCCGTTCTTGTCGGAGTAATCGCCCACAAGCCAGATATCGTCAAAGTCCGCGTCCTTAAGGTCGTTGCGCGGTGTGACCTTGGTCGTGTCGGTCGTTCCGATGTCCGCCGCGCCGCACAGCCGCTTTGCAATGGCGGTATCGGCATTGACAAACGTGCCGGTCATCTTGGCTTCCCACGAATCGAGCTTTTTCAGCTCCTTCATGTTTTTCGGACAGTTGTCGATATCCTCGCCAAAGTCCGAATAGGTCGGCGTAGCGGTAAAATTGACGCCGCCGGTCGTTGCGCCGATCTGCCCCGCCTCGCCGATGGTGCCGGTAGCCGGTGTGAAATCGGTCGTCAGGATACCGGCGTTGATCTGCAGCTTCTGAAACGCATCAGAAGGAATCTTGGTAAATTTCATGTCGTTGTCCTTTCATCAGTTTTGCGACAGAAACTCAACCGTAATGTTGAGATACCGCCGCTTGATGTTTTTATCGCTTTCGTCCGCAATGTTCTGACACCACGGCGAGCCGCGCTTGATCCACATCGCCCCGCCGTCGTACGGAACCATGCAGCCGCCCATGCCGATGGCGCCGCTGATTTCCTGTGCCTTTGCGTTGGGTACCGCTTCGCTCTCGGTGTAATACCAGAGGTTGACCGTCAGCGCGATCTCGCCGCTCTCCCATGATCCGGTGATAAGCTCATAGGTCAGCCACGGGAACACCGCATCTTCCGGCACGTTGGAGGTTGGGTACGCCGGGAGGAATTGAGAAAACCACGCATGGAGCGCCTTATCCTTTGTCATTTCGGCAGCTCCTTTCGCTCCGCGGTGAAGAATTTCAGCGCCTGGATCGTCGGGCCTGCCGACCGCGGCGCAGCCCGTTCTTCCGGGTTTGAGGTCACGCGGTAAGTGTAGCCGGTGGACGTGTCGCGGAAATAGTCGTTGTACTCGATGGGGACAGTCTTGTTGACCAGCGCGGAATACACCGACGTAACTCCCTCTTTTTCGGCTCTGCGGGCCTCCATCGAGGTGTCAAGCGCTTGATAGTTGAGAAATTCCGCGCCCTCAGACCATGCGACGATGTAGCCGCCTGCGCCGTCCGGCGTTCGCGTCTTTTCCATCAGCACGCACTTGCTTGCAAAATCGTCGAGCAAACTCACGGTTCCACCCCCTTGAGCTTCCGCCAGTCGTTTAACCGACCTCTAAAAGCGTCCTGCCAGCCGTTTAACGAGCCGCTGTCGTTTCCTGCGCTGCGTTTGGTGTAGGAGTAGCCCCCGAAGCTCTCGCTTTGATACGGGCTTGCAACGGCCTCTCCGTTCTTCTCCTGCCACGCCTCGATCTCAACCGAAAGATCGATTACAATTTTCGGCACGGCAAGCGCCCACACAGAGCCGGTAAACGTCTCGTCCGTTAAATCGACCGCAGGATATTGATGCAGACCATCGTTAAACACAGAGCCGCAGATGCGGAAATATTGATTGGTCAGGAGAAAGGGCAGCGTAATGCTGCCATTCTCCACGGTGAACGTGCCCTCGTGGATTTCCACAAGGAACCAGTTGTTCAAGTGCCGTAAGACCTGTTCAAGCATTACGCCGCCCTCCTTATCACTTTGCGGTCACGCTTGCGTTGCCGCTCTTGAGCGCGTGGTAGTTGCCGTCGCACTCGACCACGGTCACGGTCTGCCCGGTCGCAATGGTCAGGTCGCTCTTGCCATCCCAATCGTTCCAACCGGCGACGTTATCGCCGTAAGCGACGGTCGAAGCAGAGGCACCGGACGTGTACTTATACTTGTTGCCTGCAGCGGCCTTTGCCGGAGACACGGTCAGCTTGGTATCGCCGCTCTTGGAGCCTGCGGCAGAGGTGACCGTCAAAGAGCCGAGCGTGCCGTTGTCGATGGTGCCAACGACCACGCCGTCAATGCGCTCGGCAAACAGCTCCATGCCGTTGATGACAGTGTCCGACGCGGTCATGTTGGTGTAATCAGGCTCCTCGTGGATGCCGATGTAGCCGGTCGCGTCGGTGGTAAAGGTGAAGACCTCCTGCAGATCCGCGCCGTTGACGGGGATGTAGTAGAGGACGATGTTGTCTTTCGCCGTGGCGTAAATCTTGCCCTTGGGGACGCTGGCGTTCATGATGAGCGTGCCGAGACCGAGGAAGTTCTCGACGTAGCTCATGCCGAACGCGGTCTGCACGGTGATGTTGGCCGTGGACAGGTAGTCCGCAACGTCCAGCGGATTCATGAAGTAGACCGCGCCGATCTCGTCATCCTCGAAAAGGACCTGCAGATTGCCCCACGCCTGCGCAAGAACAGTTTGGAAGTTCTTGCCGCTCACCGCGCCGGTGCCGGTCGAGAGGAAGTCAAAGAAGCTCTTGCGAATGCCCTTCTGCACATCCTTGAGCATCTCGTCGGTGGTCATCTCCACCGCCTGATCGTAGCCGCGGTCGGTGATCGCCTCGGCAGAGGTAGCCTTGCGCCACTTCTTGAGCGTGATTTCTTTGTAGTTCACGGCCTCTGTCTTGTAGTGGGAGAGGGGGATAGTGTCACCCTCGGCCACAACGCCGCTCTCGAGCGTGCCGGTCGCCTTGTAGCTCTTGAGCACAGTACCGGCCTGCTTGGCGATCTTGCGGGTCACACCGAGCGCTTCCATCAGTTTCTTGATGGAGTAGCCGAACATTTCGGTAAATTCGATCTCGCGCACGCGGGCGAGGTCATTTTTCTTGATCAGATTGGTTTCAGCAGCCATAATTAGCCTCCGTTCTTATTTTCAAAAAGATTGATGTTTGCA